TACTGGCAAATTCAAAAAGAGTCAGAAGGGGATTTGCAGAGTGTATCACAATGCAGAGGGCGAAATCACATATGAAGACGGTCTTACCCCGGACACTGTTTCAGGGGAAAATCTGTTGATTACAGTATTCAAAAATGGCGATATTACCAGAGAGTATTCGTTGGCTGAAATCAGAGCGCGGCTTCATGATGAAAATGGAGGTTTCTGATGACAGTAATAAAAACGGAATTTGATGTCGAAAGAGTCAAGAATGAGTGTGTACAATGGATTCGAGACTACTTTGAAAAGAATGGTAAGGATTGTAATGCGGTTGTCGGGATCTCCGGTGGTAAAGATTCATCTGTTGTTGCAGCTCTGTGTGTAGAAGCTCTGGGACGTGACAGAGTTATCGGTGTTTTGATGCCTCAGGGTGAACAATCTGATATCGAATACAGTTATAAGCTCGTCAATCATTTAGGTATTCGCAACTACGTGATCGATATTGCAATGCCGGTGTTTAATGTTTTGCAGAACATGAGAAAGACCGGCATTGAACCAAGTGAACAGACAATAGTGAATCTTCCTGCAAGAATTCGTATGGCTACTTTATTTGCCGTATCTCAGAGCTGCAACGGACGTGTTGCCAATACGTGCAATCTTTCTGAGGATTGGATCGGGTATTCTACTTTGTTTGGAGATAGCGTAGGACAATTTGCTCCTATCTCGCAGTTGACGGCAAGTGAAGTGGTTTTGCTTGGCAAAGCACTTGGTTTACCGGACGAGTTGATTTACAAGGCTCCTTCTGATGGTCTTACCGGAAAGACAGACGAGGAAAACTTCGGATTTACATACGATGTGCTTGATCTGTATCTCAGAACCGGTTTCTGCTATGATGAAGAAATCAAAAAGAAGATTGATTCTAAACATCGTGCAAACAAGTTCAAGCTGGAACCCATGCCGTTCTATGATCCGGGGATTATGAATTATGCGGCTTGAGAATGTGAAGTATTTGAAACTTTGCGGAGAAGCGGTTGAGATGGTATTTAATCGTACCAAAACTCAATTCCGCTTCCCTGTAAGGGATATTGAACAACCACCATATGCTATTGGAGATATTATCGGTATCAAAGAGGCGTGGGCTAAGATTGAAGATGTTTACTTTTACAGAGTATCGGGTGTCCTTCCTAACTGGACAAATGAGACGTGGCATTCATCTGTGTGTATGCCGGAAGAAGCGGTACGGATTTTCTTGAAAGTAGAGAATGTAGAGGTACAGCATCTTAAAGATATTACAGTAGATGAGGTAGATAAGGAAGGTATATGGAAGTATGGTTCCATGTTCCCTATCCTGACATTTGCCAATGCTTGGGATAAATCACTATCTGCGAAAAAGAAAGATGTATATTGTTGGGATAAAAATCCGCTTGTATGGGTTGTAACATTCCGAAGAATGGATGAGCAGGAGTGTTCTGAGGAATATGAATGAACGAAATCAGAGAAACAGCGATTGACCACATGGCTGGAGAAGACTACGCAACAATATGTAGTAGTGAAAAGAAATGGATTAACTATATACAGAAGTTGAAAGCTAAAAATCCTAAAGAAGTTGAAATCAAATGTGTAAATTCAGATGGGAGTGTAGTAGCCAAGTTCCCAGCAGCGTGGATAAGAATCAAGCCGAAGAAAAAAGTGAACTTAACTCCGGCACAGATTGAAGCATCAAAAGAGCGGCTTGAGGCAGGAAGACTGAAAAGATTAAAAATGATTGGAGATGGGAGTGCTTATGTAGAAAAACTGAAAGGAAGCATAACCGAATGAACGAAGAGAAGAAGACGTGTAAGGGGTGTATTTGGGTAGATCAATGCGAATCAGATAAGAGATGTGAAGATTATACCCCGGTAGATGTTGATGAAGATGATGTTAAATATTACAATCAGATAATCAAAGAAAATACAGAAGAATATGAAGATCTTGTTAAGGAACAGGATGAGACAAAAGAATAATAGCCTTGGCGGGGAATCCCGCCTTGGTATATTCAAAGGAGCGTAATAATGAATGGATTTAACAAAGAGGAATGGTTGCAAAAAACCGAAGAATACTTAATCTATATTGATCGTCACAAGAAAAACATTGCTGAGGCGTGGCGTGAGTTACGTACAGCATTGAAGAATATTGGTTTGGTCAAATGGGATGTGATCCAGTGCGAAATGGAAGCTCGTATTGAGTATCATGACGACAGTAAATTGGACGAGGGAGAGTTTTTACCGTACCGTCAGAAGTTCTATCCAGTTTCCGGAGAAATTGTCTCAGAGGATTCATTTGCTGCTGCGTGTCAGCGTCACTATTTTATAAACGATCATCACTGGCAGCACTGGATTGATAAAGAGGGAAATTTTGAAGAGTGTTGCGATGTAAGAACGAAGATGTGTGCGTTTATTGAAATGATTTGCGACTGGCAGGCGATGAGTTATGAGTTTGGTGGTTCTGCTCCGCAGTATTTCAGAGAGAATAAGGATAAGATCCGTATTGATCCCAACTGGCTTCCGTTTGTTGAAGAAATTTTGGATTGCCTTGAACAGCATTTATCTCAGAAAGAGAGCTGCGTATGAACCGGAAACAAAAGAGAAATTTTATAAAACTTGCTAAGGGCAAGGGCGTAGATCCAAAAATTGCCGAATTGTATATGCGCCTAAAGGATCAAGGTGTGATGCTTGACAATATCAGCGATGGAGATAGAGTAAAACTGAACCTTAAAGTAATTCAGTCTCATCCTGATTACAAAAGACTTTCCGAAAAGTATAAAAATTTCGTTATGGAAAATGCAGACACAATTTTTACAGTTCGTTTGGATCCGCGAGGTGGAGATCTCAATAATGTTGTCAGTCTGAAGGAAGATTCAGCAGGATGGTTGTTTTGGACTGGTGATTTGATAAAAGTAAACGAATAGACTCAAGGAGGGGTGCAATATAAGTCTTGATAAGCAAATACATATCTACAGTTTCGACACAAGTGCATTTTACACGGATGAAGAACACGAACTGGAGATTAAGATAAATACACTGTGTACTGAGAAGCTCATTTTGAAATCACAGCGCAGTATTTTGTCTGGATATTATTACGGAGGGGTTCCGTATGAAAAAGCAATTTCGCAATATAGAGCATTATTGAAAATGCGGCGTGATGAACCGGTAGAATTGGACGACCCTGAACGCATTAAGGATATCAATGATGAAGTAAAAGCGTTGAATGCCCAAATCAAGTCCCACAAAGAGCGTTTGGTAACTCTCTTATCAGAGCATAATGGAACGCGAATCCTTAGAAGTGAGTATGTTATAAGCAAGAACATTATTTCTGTGTTTGAATCAATGCTGACTCGCACACTTGGAATGCAGGCAGGTATTCTGTATGATGATTTTATGGTTATCCGAACATATTATTTCGATGTTGTAAGAGACATGATTTTGAATGGGTATATGTATAACGGCGAGAAATATGTGTGCTTTACTGCTTCTGCCGGACAGATTCGGACTAAAAAAACAGTTTTCATAAAAGAGAGCGTATGGAAACAGTATCAAAAAACGCTGATGTGTGGGCTTACTGTGGACAGCATCAATTCATATGGCGGTATCAACATCAATAAATATCTTGCTTATCTTGCCTTGTGCAACAGCGCAACTGATCCGTGGCTTGATTTCGATATACATAAATCTATCGTTGTAGATGATATGGAAACAAGTGTAAGTGGTGTTGTTGATTTTATCGATCATCATACATATCAGATTGAACGTAAAACGATGGAGATTCCAATCAAGCATACGGATGGATGCGGAATGGTACTGCCGACAAGATGTCCTAAAAATACAATGGTACGCTTACCTTGGGTTAAAGGTTTGTTGGCGGTTTTTCCATTCGACAAGTTTATCAGGGAAGCAGACAAACGCGAACCTGAAATCCGTCATGGGGTAGTAAAAGATATATATGGAAAAGAACATGATATTCTCGAAGAAGGAATTGAAATTATCTTCACCAAAAGTCAGTTCAAAATGTACAAGTATTATAAGAGTTGGGAGGAATACACCGACTTTTATCTCAAATATGGGTGTACAGCGGGTAAATGTAATGAGGAAGAAGATTTTCTTCCTGACGCTAAACTGAATTATCAGATGCTTCAAACCCTTACGGACATCACTGACGAGGAACTGGAAAAACTTGCTGCGCGTTCTGTAGATAAGATTGCTCGGATTGCTTCTGATCGTACCACAATGCTTGAAGTATTTGGTGCGTCTACACAGTACAAGAATAAAAATGCCTTTCAGGAGTGTTTGCAGATTTATCCTGAATTGCTGTCTGACCCATATACAAAAGAGATGTTGAAGCAGATTAAGAAAAATCTTGTTCAGGAAGCGAAGTCAGCGAAGATTGACATTTCTGCAAAATATATGTTTTTGATTCCTGATTTATATGCTTTTTGTGAATGGCTGTTTTTAGGAATCAAAGATCCTGTTGGGCTTCTGGCAGATAATGAAGTGTCTTGTCACTTATATCGAAACGCATATAAGCTCGATTGTCTGCGTTCTCCGCATTTGTACAGGGAACACGCTGTACGACAGAATGTAATAAAACCTGCAACTCGTAAGTGGTTTACTCCGAATGCCATTTATACAAGCTGTCATGATTTGATTTCAAAGATACTGCAATTCGATTGTGATGGAGATAAGAGTTTGGTGTGTGCGGACGAGCTGATTGTTGAGATCGCAGAACGTAATATGAAGGATATTGTTCCGCTGTATTATGAGATGGCAAATGCAGGTGTTGTGCAAATTACAGATGAAGAGATTTTCAAAGGACTTCGCGCTGCGTGGACAGGAGGCAACATCGGTGTTATCAGTAATGATATCACAAAAATCTGGAACAGCAAAGATGTTGATCTTAACTCTATTAAGATATTATGTATGGAAAACAATTTCTGTATAGATTATGCCAAGACCTTATATAAGCCCACTCGTCCGGCTGAGATCGACAGTAAACTTTCTCGTATTACTGGTGAAAAGGCTCCACACTTTTTTACGTATGCAAAAAAGAAGGAGATTGGACGTGTACAGAAACTGAACAACAGTGTTGTAAATCGGCTTGAGACAATCATTCCGAATAAACGAATGTCTTTCTCTGCCAAAAATATCGGAGCTTTCCGATATCAATATATGCTTTCAAAACCATCTGAATGTATCGACATGGTACAGGATGTAGTAAATCTGTATAATGAGGTTGAGAAAAAGTACCGTTATTCTATTAGCTTCTATGATGATGTAACGAACTTCGCGTATATCAGAGATATGATACTCAAAGAATTTGCATCACTGGGATACGACATGAATGATGTGTGTGATACGCTTGTAAAATATCTGTTTGATATGAAACAGAGTAAGCGGAAGAATGTGTTTTGGATGTGTTTCGGAGATATAGTATATCAGAATCTTGCGAACAATTTGCCGGAAGGATCCATCCAGTGCAGGAAATGCGGTGAACGGTTTATTCCTACTTCTCCACAAAAACAGATTTGCGATAAGTGTGCCACATACAAGCCTGCAGGCAAAAAGATAAAGCGTTGTGCTGACTGCGGCAAAGAATTTGAAGTTGCAGGGTATGTAAAGAATAAAAAGCGTTGTGATGAGTGTCAGAACGCACATGATAAGGAACTGAGAGCCGAACGAAATTCAAGATACTACACAAATCACAAAAATTAAGACGGTTTTTATTTAGAAGTCATGGCTACAAAAATTGCCGTTGTTCAACGTGTGTTACGGTTGGCGATTATCACAAAACACTATGTTTCAGAAAGATGACAAAGACGTTGACCAACGTGGTTTTCTGCGTCAAATAAATAATTGTCTATAAGGGAAGAAAACCGTTTTTATAAATATATTCGGCATCACCCGTCCGTAGGCTGCGGGAGCAACCGTAGCCTCGGATATCTTATTAACAAAGGACTGATAAATAATGATCCAAGTAACAAAAGAAGAAGCTCGTGTATTGAGAGAACTGTATCCTGAATACAAGGTTACAAGAACGATGAAACAGGACTCCAGCCGTCATCATTATTATGCCACTGAAGCTGAGGGCATGATGAGAGCGATTGCAAGCACAAATAGTGCTGCCGCTGCTGTTGTGGCTCGAATTGATCGTGAGCGTGAACTTAATCGTAAACGTCATGAAAGACAGAGAGGTTAAATCATGGCAAGCGTTGTAAAAAGTGAAAGCTTTGAAAATGCTACCATAGATATTAACGATATGACGATTACGGAGTATGGTAGGGACGATACAAAATCGTATAGTTTACTTGAACTGTTGAAACGATGGGACGGAATACCTAATATCACTCTGTCTGTCCGGAAAATTGAAACATTGCCACCAGACGGGAGGGATGAAGTGTGAATCCTAAATACAATCGTCTTGAAAACGAAAACGAATATGAATATGGGCTTCGACTTATTGAGATAAAGGTAGAACAGAATCCGGAAGATCTGGATTGGTCAGATATTGTTTCGTTACTCGGAATGAATGTGCATTACGACAGCTTGCGTAAAGCTGCCAATGTTACGCCTTATTCCGGCTATCATGTAATGAAATACTTCAAGTCTAAGCAAAACAATGGTTCTGAGGACAATTCATATCTTAGTGAGTTGGATCAAAAAATGCTTGAGTTTCAAAAGGAACGACAGAGGTTTTTCGATCAAAGAGTAGAACTGAATAAGGCTATACGCAAGATGGCGCGATGTGATGAGAACTCAGAGATTTTTGAACGTGCGATTGCCAATGGTGTATTCCCGCGTCTGGAATATAATCCAAACACTGTAGAACAGTCTGAGTATGATTTGCTTGTAAGTCTTAACGATCTTCATTTTGGGGCGTATGTAGACAACTATTGGAATTATTATAATTCTGATGTGTGTAGAGGCTTTTTGCAGGACTACATTTCAAGTATCATCGAAACAGCCAAGCGGTATGATGCGGAAAACTGTTATGTGTGGGCGAATGGCGATTTGATTAGCGGAAATATACATAAGACAATTGCTGTATCAAACAGAGAAAATGTGATTGAACAGGTTGTCGGTGTGTCTGAATTGATTTCGGAATTTCTGGCAGAACTGAGCAATCATTTTCGTAACGTATATTTTTCTTCTGTTGCTGGCAATCATTCCAGACTTGAAGAAAAAGATAAGGCATCCATTCATGAACGAATGGATGATCTTGTAGAGTGGTATCTGAAGGCACGTTTACAGAATTTTGAGAATGTTGTATTCGACCATTATCGCAAGATTGACGATACTATGTACTTACTTGATATTAGAGGAAAGACATATCTTGGTGTACATGGAGATTTTGATAATTCAGAAAGCAAAGTGCAATCGCTTAAAACAATGGCAAAAGAGCCTATATATGCAATTTTGTCTGGGCATTTACACCATAATAAAAATGACAATGTTCAGGATGTTAAGACAATAATGGCGGGGAGCTTTCTCGGTATGGATGATTTTTGTGTAGAGAAACGTATATATGGTATTCAACAGCAGTTGATCTGTGTATGCAGCTCTTCTGGCGTAAAGGCATTTTGCGATGTGGATTTTGATGCGGATAAATACCGTACAAAAAGTTTGATTAGTTAGTTGGTGAAAAGATGAATAAATCTGATCTCATAAACGCTGTTGCTAAAAGAGGCAATACGAAATATATGGTCAAGAATATTGTAGACGATGTTTTTGATGAAATTCAGAAGGCTTTGGTAAGTGGCGAGAAGGTACAGATCCGTGGGTTTGGTACTTTTGAAATTAAGGAATTCAAGGGGCATCCTGCGGTTCATCCTGAAACGAAAGAGCGAATTGAGATTCCAAGCTATAAGAATATTGTCTTCAATCCCGGAGATGAACTCACACGTTCCGTAAGAGACAAGTAAAAAAATACGTAAAAATCTAAAATTATTTTGCTAAATCCTATTGACAAACCGTACCGAGTGTGGTATAATAATGATGTCGAAAGGAAATAGCAAAACAATCTGCTGGCGTAACACAAATGGAAGTGTAGCTGACTTGTAATCAGCAGGTTGCAGGTTCGATTCCTGTCGCCAGCTTAACAGTTCCTTGAAAATCAATATCTGAATCATGCTTATTATTAACTCTGTGAAGAAAGTGCGTCAGCACTCGGAGATGCACAGTATTTTCTGTTCAGTATATGAGGGATACCTTATATGTCTGAGCGGCTGGAACATAGCAATGTGTTGTGGGGAGACGGAAACCGTCAACAAAAATGTGTGATGCCAAGAGTTATCGCTACAAAATGCACGGAACTTTCGGACGCAGCAATAGACGCTCCCTGTGGGAGAATAAGCCTAAGGGGTTATGGTGTGGCAGCCATAATGACAGAGGTAAAGCCAATAATGCGTTTCGCCTTGATGTTGAAGAAATTCGACTATAACGAAAGTAGCCGGTTAAAGTAGCCGTAGGGCGTTTGTAAATTTTCTGAATACTCTGATGCGATATTATAGAGATTACAAAAAATTATCAAATATAATTCTGAACGAACGGTGAAATTTGCAGGTAAACATTCCTGCGCGGGATTTGGCAGAAATGCTGGGGCAAGAAGTTAGGAGTCGCTCTCCGAAGCTCAGACTTGTCTCCTCGGTGGCAGAAAATTGGAAGAAGGTAATGGAGGTACGGCGAAGGTCGGATGATAGGTGTGATTGAGATATTGATCTATCTAAGGAATTAGCTAATCAATATAATTAGGCAAGGGAGAATGATATGCAGATTTGCATTAACGCCAAAGACGCAGCACTATTTCAGAAAATGACCATTGCATATAATGACAATGGTTTGGTGCTGGATTTTGATTCCAATGAAGACGCAAGTGGTTCTGCTCCGCTTGTTTGCTCCGCTACATCACCTCTTTATCCCATGGAGGATCTTAACTATCTTTCTTGGAAGGACATTGAGGCAATCGGTGCTTCTGGTAAAGCGCGTGAGTATTTTGCGCTTGGCGCACAGAAGAAAGATTACATGAAAAACGGATTTGTTGCAGTATATCAGATTATTGGATTTGACCATGATGATCTGGCAGACGGCTCCGGTAAGGCTCCTATTTCATGGGATTTGGTGGGTCTTTATAAGGATTCCCACGAAATGAATGAAACGAACACCAATCGTGGTGGATGGGATTCCTGTGGAATGAATAAATGGTTGAATGAATACGTCATTCTCATGTGTTCTGACGACCTTCAGTCCGTAATCAAGCCTGTTATCAAACTGACTGCCGAAGGCGGTTGCAGTAAAGAAATCGTTAAGAGCGTCTGCAAACTGTGGTTAAAGAGTGAAAAAGAACTTTTCGGCAGAACGACATATACTGTCCCCGGAGAAGGTCATTGGTACGAACTCTATCGTCAGGAAGACACCCCATATTACAGAGAAGATGAAGACGGGGATAAGCGTTGGTATTGGCTCCGCTCTCCGAATGCCAGCAACTCCACCCTCTTCTACAGTGTCTACAACCTCGGCCTCTCCGGCAGCAGCTACCTCTACACTGCGTCCGGCTCGAATGGCGTGTGCTTCGGCTTCTCATGTTAATCTTTTAATCTCGCCCCCTTGTGGGGCGGGAAAATCCTGAAAATATGCCGTGTTGGTTAAGTTTACGATTGTGCGGTTTAGCTCATTACTCGACTGCTATTTCAGTAAAAAACCTATCGGTTGCAAACGAGGTTCTTCGGACGCATGGCTATCCATCTGGGGTAGAAATGGATTCGACGGGGTTTTGAGAATGTAAAATACGCAGGCGTGAGTCACCTTATGATTCAAAAATGAAAATAAACGACAAAAACGAAACTATTATCGCTTTCCATCCCGCTTTCATGGCTTGTGTAGCAGAAAGAGCTGCCGCCTAAGTGGAACTGGAACCAAAATGATGAGCTTCCGATCTGAGCATCATCTGAGGTCGCAAATTAACAGATCGGCGTTGCAGTTTTCCTTGTTCCTGCTAAAAGAAACAAGGTGGTGGAGCTACCTAACCGGTACGTCCTTAGGTAATGATGTCGTCAGTCATCCGGCTGCCTTATAGAGCCTAAACACTGACTATTGCGTAAAAATATTTTGCATATGTAAGAATTTCGGACAGGGGTTCGATTCCCCTCTACTCCATAAAAACTGGGTGTACGCCAATCGGCAGACGGCGTGATTTGGGATCACGAGGATAAGAGTTCGAGCCTCTTCACTCAGATACATATTAAGGCATTAACAGCAATTTTCACTTTCTATGGCGTGTATTTGTAGAGATAAAAATGCCTTGCACATAACAAAAGAGACACGAACTGCAAATTTCAATCTTTGATGATAACAGTAATTGGGTACTTATGCGGCGATGAGTATTGCCGTGATTTCATAAAAATAAAGTGTCTCGTACATATTGGTGCGTAGCTCAGTTGGTCAGAGCGTCCGCCTGTTAAGCGGAGGGTCGGCGGTTCAAGTCCACCCGTACCAGTCATATTGCGGAGTCGAGCAGTGGCAGCTCATCAGCCTCATAAGCTGAATGTCGTGGGTTCGAGTCCCACCTCCTGCAACCATGCCCATCTCACATACAGAGCGGGACTGTAAACCGAATGAGAAATGAAACCTTCACGTCTGGCAGTGATGAAGTTCAGCAGGTTTGGATGAAACCGCCGCGAACTGACAGCGAATAGTTGGTAGGCACAGCCGATGCCTTGAATCGGTTATGTAGATGTAGTGTTTAACGGCAAGCATATTAGCCTTCCAAGCTGAGGGTGTGGGTTCGAGTCCCATCATCTACTTTTATGCAGGGTTAGCTCAGTCGGTAAGAGCTTCTGGCTTATATCCAGAGGGCGGTAGTCCCGGTCACGGTGGGTTCGATTCCTGCACCCTGTACCAAAGAAAAGCGCAGACAGCAACTCAATTAAGGAATTGCTTTGTAAACAATTTAACCGTAAAATGCGCTTTGTAAATATGCTGGCGTGGCGGAACTGGCAGACGCGGCAGACTCAAAATCTGTTGGTAGCGATACCGTATGGGTTCAAGTCCCATCCTCAGCATCGACTGTATTACATGGTGGTAAAAGCACGATCAACAAAATAGCCACAATCTGTTGTTACACCTAAAAGGGCTTAATATCATGGGTAAGTCAGAAGATTGTTCTGCTTGGAGAATCGGGAGGGCAGATGTAATACTATATATGCGTCTGTAGCTCAGTGGAATAGAGCATTCGGCTACGAACCGAATGGTCGGGAGTTCAAATCTTCTCAGGCGTATCATTATGATATCGTAGCCAAACGGTAAGGCAACGGACTGCAACTCCGTGATTATAGGTTCAAATCCTATCGGTATCTTATAATGGGGTATCGTCAAAAAGGTAAGACACAGGACTTTGACTCCTGCATTTGCTGGTTCGAGTCCAGCTACCCCAGTTGCTTACGAGGTATGTATGAAAACCAAGAAACTTAAAGGTTACGCAACACTGCGGGAAGCTCGTCAAGAAGCACGTAGAATTGCAGAACAGTGTAATTCGCGTGGGTATTGCGTTGATATTTATCTGGAATCAGACGGATCGTATTCTGTTGGTAAACCAAATGATAAGAAAGCAGTTTTTCATATTGCTATTGATAAGGGTGGTGCAAGACACACCATCCAGCGTGTGCGCGACGCATACGGCAGGGTGATGAGATGTTATGTCCGAATAAAATAAGATGCTCCCATCCTCTAACGGAATAGGAGGCTGGCTTCTCACGCCGGTAATACGGGTTCGAGTCCCGTTGGGAGTATGAATCAAATTCAGAGGTTTTACTATGCCAAGGAAATCTGCTAATGCAGTTGATACTGCTACAACAAAACTTGTGAAGAAAATTCCTGCTACTGAAACTGGTCATGGTGTAATCTATCATACATTGTTCGGTAAAGAGTATCGGATTACTCAAAATCCAATAAAGCAAATGCACACATTATGGAAGGTGGTTGATGGTGGTTTTGAAAAGATCGCCGTTGACGCATCTCCAAACAATTTGTATCCGCTTATTGAGGAATAAACGGATTTATATATGCTGTTATGGTGGAATAGGCAGACACGTCAGCTTGAGGGGCTGATGGGAGAAATCTCGTATGGGTTCAAGTCCCATTGACAGTACCATTATGGTGCGTTAGACAAATTTGGCTACAGTCACCAGCCCTTCACGCTGGAATTTGTGGGTTCGAGTCCCACACGCATCATTCAATAAAGGCACACACAGCAACGTCACAATACAAATTCTTACATCTAAAAGATTATTTGCTTTTCATCAAGCCTCCCTTTCCTTTCAAGTGCCTTGTAATTAACCGCTTTCACTGGGCGGTGCGCCCTGACTATGGGATAAATAGTTGACAACGAAAAGAGTTTGATGGTTTTGCTCTTTCGTATTGTCTGGAAATCATCACATATAGGAGAGCGTCAGAGTTGGTGAGCTGAGGCGGTCTGTAACACCGTTGCCTTCGGGCTGAGTGGGTTCAAATCCCACCTCTCCTACCAAAAGCGTGTCGCATTACGCTTTGTGAAATGCGAGGTCATATGATTCCGACCTGCACACAGGTGGCTTAGGATCCCTGAGTACGGTTTTCTTGGGTGAGTATGTGTGAAAACCGATACGGCGGAGTGGCAGAGTCCGGTTTATTGCGGCAGTCTTGAAAACTGCAGGCGGGAAACCGTCCGTGGGTTCAAATCCTACCTCCGTCGCCAGATCGTGTTCGGATGTACTACGGTACTCCGAATTTTTATGGAACGATAGCTTATGCGGTCTGAGCGGTGGTCTGAAAAACCACAGGATGAAGGTTCGACACCTTCTCGTTCCACCATCCCGTTTGGGAGAATCGCTGTCCGATGACGAGTGACGGTTCTGACTCGTCGGTAAAATAAAAAGTGACCGAGTGTGGACAGTATTGGGAACGTATGCCCTCCGTGAAAAACGGACGGACTGGCAGACCGATAGCACTGCTGCTCTAATGGGAGTCACTAACGGAGGGTAAATAAGTAGGGAAACCGTGCAAACCGGACAATATGCGCCTGTAGCCCAGTTGGTAGAGCAGTAGACTTTTAATCTATTTGTCGGAGGTTCGAGTCCTCTTAGGCGCACCAAAACACACAGAAATGTGTGTTTTTTTATTTGTCATGAAAGGAGGACGAGAGATGGCAAACGGAAACAAATCTACAAAATTGGATTTTGATAATCAAGACAAATATCCATATCGCTGCACAGCTTGCGGCAAGGGATTTATGAGACAAAAGGATAATTTCAATGTGTCTCCGTCCCCATACTACACTAAAAATGGTGGGTATCTGACAGTATGTAAGAATTGCTTGGATAAAGCATTTGAATATTATCGTGATGAAGTATTTGACGGCGATCAGGATAAAGCTATGGAGCTTTTGTGTGCTACTATCAATACCTGTTATGACGAGACGGCTTGGGCAAATGCGAAGAAGCATCCGCAAAGCAATCGTAGTAAGGTAAGTCTTTATTTTTCAAAGCTGAACTTGTCTCAAACTAAGGGAGCGTCTTATGCGGATACAATTATTCTTCGTGAAGCAAACAAGGTTGAAAACGCAACTTCTATTCAGGCTGTGGAAGACAATCCTAATATGGGTACATCCATTGATACAATAAAGTTGTTTGGTCTTGGATTTGGCGATGCTGATTATGAAACCCTTCAATATGAATATGATGATTGGGTTGAAAAATATGGCGAACCGGAAGACAAACGACAGGATGAACTTTATAAGAGTTTGTGCTACTTGAAGCTTCAGCTTCAAAAGTCTGTTCAAAATGGTGATGCCGGTATTGGAGCATTAGCAAAGACATACAAAGAGTATATCAACGCAGCGACCACTGAGCTTGAAGACAGAAAACAGAAGAAAGAAGATGCTGTACGATTAGATCCGCTTGGTGTATGGATTTCCGAGATCGAGAAATACACTCCGGCTGAGTATTACAAAGACAAAAAGTTATATCATGATGCAGATGGATTTGGTTCATATGCAAGCAGATTTATTTTCAGACCTTTGAAAAATCTTCTGACGGGATCCAAGGAGCTTGATAAAGAGTTCAGCTTATCCAAGGAGGAATAAGTATGGACTACAGCAAGTTAATGGATGAACGACAAGCTAAACTGCATAAAAATTTTCCATCTACACACTATTTAAGCAGACCGGAGTATTTACAACGATTACTGCTGTGGATTACTTTTTATAAGCGAAATCCCTCCAGATTTGTTGAACATTATTTTGGCATTACACTCCATCTTTATCAGCACATAATTTTGTATTTGATGGAGTTTGTGCCCAGCTTTTGTATCGTTGCGGCTCGTTCTGCGGCAAAATCATTTTTGATTGCAGTATTTGCCTGCAAAGAAGCAATATTAAAGCCGGGAGCAAAAATTGTTGTCGCTTCTGCTACGAAGAAACAGGCGAGGTTGATTGTATCAGAAAAAATAAAAAAAGAACTGATGCCAAAATCAAAATTGCTTGAGGCGGAGATAGAAGGTTTTAAGGATAACCAAAATGAAATTGAAGTAACATTCAGGAATGGAAGTTCAATTATCGTTGTCGCTGCAAACGAGAATGCTCGTGGTTATCGTGCTACCGTAATGATTTACGAAGAGTTTAGAATGATTGTTAAGAATATCATTGACAGCGTTCTTTCTCCTTTCTTGTATATCAGACAGGCAGAGTTTCTGAATCACGAAGAATATGCCGGAATGTATGAGGAACCGAAAGAGGTATATATTAGTTCCGCATGGTATCAGAACCACTGGATGTGGAAACTCATTCGTGATTTTGTAAAAGATATGCTCACAGACGGATCCTCTTGTGTTATTGCGATGGATTATAGCATATCGTTAAAGCACAATATCAAAACGAGAAACTTCTTAATTAAAGAGCGAAAGAAACTTGACCCTATGTCTTGGGCGATTGAATATGAGAATCATATGATCGCTGAAAACGCAAGGTCATTTTTTAATTATGAACAACTCAACAGAAACAGACGATTAAAGAGGGCTTTCTATCCGAGAAGAAATGACGAAGTTTTGTTAAAACAGAAAAACAAGTACGATATTCCGAAACAGGTTGGAGAGGTACGGGTTCTTTCATGTGATATTGCTATGGAAGGTGGTAAAGATACTGACAACTCTATCTTTACCTGTATCAGACTTCTTCCCGAAAGTCAAGAATACAAAGTCATGGATTCAACGGGTGAACACATCGAGATCAAAGGTGGATATCGCAGACAGATTGTTTACATGGAAGCGGTACACGGCGGAGAAACAACAAAGCAGGCTATTCGTATCAAGCAGTTATATACAGATTTTAATGCGGATTATTGCGTGCTTGACGGACGAAACGCCGGTATCTCCGTATATGATATGCTGGCGAAAGTGTTATTTGATGAAGAACGCAATGTGGAATACAAACCTTGGAAATGTATGAACGATGACAAGGTTGCAAATCGTATCCAGATTGCCGGTGCGATAGAAAATGTATATATTATTAAAGCACAGCTTGAAACAAATAGCTTTATTGCGGAATCCATGCGTAATGCGTTGAATTCCGGAATGATTGATTTACTTATTAGTAACACAGAAGCAGTCGATGAGATCACTAATTTTATACCTGAATATGCGATTTCTGATGTAGACACACAGTTATTCTTTGAGCGTCCGTATTTGGAAACCGTTGCACTTATCAATGAAATGATTAACCTTGAATATGAGCGCGGCGAACAGACCGGACTTATCAAAATTATAAACAACAATGACCGTAAAGACCGATATACCTCGGTTTCTTACGGTAATTATTTTGCTCAGATGTTGGAGCATGACTTATTGTCGGACAGCTCAGAATACGAGTATGTCCCGTTATTTAACTAAGTTAGGAGGTGAGATGATTGTCAGATAGTAGAAAATGGTATCAGTTCTGGAAAAGAGAATCTGATGTATTTGAAGAAAATTCTATTGATATGGTTCCAGAAGAACCAGTTCATGAATTCAATACAGATATCGGAACCGCATATATCAAGATGTTACAGGCATCAGGTGAAATGCCATACAGCATTAAGGAAATCCGGAGCTTTACGAAGAATCCGCTTTCACATATTACAGAAATCCGAAGAATGGCACATTGGGCGTATCACACTAATGGTGTTGTGGCAAGTGCTATTGATTATATGAAGTCAATGCACACATTGGATGGCGTTGTTGTATGTAAGGCAAGAAAATTTGATGGAAGTAGACCGAAAAACTATCGTATGAATAAATCAAAAATGGAAGCGACATTAAATACGATTCGATATAAGCAGATAATTCGAGACGGTATTTTTAAGGATGCTAATGATGGTATGTATGTTGCTTATTTTGAAACGGTTTATTCAACACCCGATATGCGTACAGTTTTGACAGATTATGATATCCAAAATATTACCGAAATCAATGCGATTGGTATGAATGCTACTGTAATTCCACTTCCTGTTGGTTATGTGAAGATAGTTGGTAGACGCAATAACAGCTATCAAATAGCTTTTGACTTGCGTTATTTTGATAATTATCCGGACGATGAGGCACGTAAACAAAAGCTTGCTGGATTTCCAAGAGAAATTCAAGAAGGTTGGATCAAGTATTCAAACAGCGATACTTCTGCTCCGTGGCTTATCTTAAACAACGATAAAACAATTGTTACAAAGATAAAGAGTGATATTTCGGATCCATATGGGATTCCATTTGCGATAGCTGCACTTGATGATATTAGCTATGCTCAATATTTTGTTGATACAAAACGAAATGTGCTGGATTCGGTAAATAATCAAATTGTTTATGAAACTTTTCCGGAAGGTAAAGAAAAAGGTACTTCTGCTTTGACTGAAAAGCAACAGAGACAGCAGCATGATATGGTCAAAAATGCGTTAGCGAGCAAGTCCAGAAACAGTAGCGGAACATCGTTCTTCTCGTTAGCGTCAGGTACAAAATTGGACAGCATATCATTAGATGTTTCTTTGTTAGATGAGAAAAACGAAAATTCTATTGTAGATTCAGTCAACAAAGATATAGGTGTAGCGGCAAGTGCTTTAGATGGCAGTAGTGCTGGTAACTATTCAAGTGCAACTCTTAATCTGGAACTTGTATCAGCTAACGTCTATACATGGATCGAAGATATTGTTGATGAGTTAAATAAGTGCATAAATAAGAACATCATTAACGATCCGTCGTGTAGAGTTGAATTTTATGTGCTTCCAATTACTATGGTCAACAGGGATAAAATAGTTGACTATATGTCTGCGCTGTATGCTCGTGGTAAAGGAAGCCTTTATGCGTGGATTGCTTCCACAGGATTTAATCCGGATAATTACATTGCGCTCATGGAATATGAATTGCAGGAAGATTTTGAAAATCGTTATCCTGTTCATAGAACCTCATTTACTATAACTGGAAAAGACGATCCGGAACACGAGGATCATAATCAGGGCAAAGGCGGAAGACCACCAACGGATAGTAATAATCCTTCATCTATTCAACAAAAAACTAATGGTGGGAATAATATGCCGAAGCCATCATCCGGGTAAGGAGGTGATTTGAGTGAGTAAAGATATTGTTGGACGTATATATGAGGTTTCCAGCGAAAGACATATTGCAGGAAGACGGAAGATTAAACTCATTTTACATGAAATCTATCCGAGTAGAGACATCTGGCAAACCAATGGTATTTCGTGGGATGAAACCTATACGGCACAAAATATTGAGTCTGTAGCCAATATGTCATTATGTGTTGAGTTTTTAACAGAAGAACGAAGACTTCCATATGGACATGGTTTAACAGAAATTCGAGATAATATGCCATATCTTGAAAACGCAACTGTGGTAGGTCACTGTGAAAAAGGATATATCTCAGATGTGGAAATTGATGGTGAAATTAAAAGAGTTCTTGTAGCAGAGGGGTACATTGATGAAATGCGATACCCCAAATTTGTGGCATGGCTACAGGAAAAGATGCTTTCGGACGGTGTAAAGGGCAGTGTTGAAATTGTCGGGCGTTCGGAATATGACAATCGTATTATTTACGATGGCGGTTGGAAAGAGAATGGACGTGTACCACAGATATATGACTACAGTGGGTATGCCATTCTTGGTATCAAACCAGCAGATGATACTGCAATCGTTATGGAGTTAAATAATAAATCTAATGACAAACAGGAGGACACAATTATGGACGAGAAGACCTTAAATCAGATCGCCGATGTTGTGAAAGCTTCCGTCAATCAGACCGTTACTGAGCTTAATACCAAAAGCGAAGAGTATGAGGGGAAGATTTCTGAACTTAACAGTCAGGTGGCAGCTAAGGATCAAGAAATTGCTGAATTGAATGAGAAACTTTCTGCGGCACAGGCGGATTCTGCGGCTAAGGATCAGACTATTGAAGCGCAGAACACCGAATTGAATAGTCTGAAAGAGGCAAACGCAGCTCTCGAAAAGGAAAAGAAGCTGGCGGAGCTTAATTCTGCTTTGGCTGAGTTCAGCCCAGAGGAACAGGCACTGGCACAGGCAGAAATTGACGCATTCAAGGCAGATCCTAACTCTGTCGAGTTGAATAGCATTACCAGCAAAATTTGCGTTGAAATGGTGCGTAAAAACAAAGAAGCACGTACCAATGAACAGAACAGCGCACCTGATATTTTCGGTGGCGTAAATACTCCCGAAGATAAGGGCGATGTTGATATCTTTGGTTAATAAAAGGAGGATAAGAAGATGAAATACAAGACTATTGGTGCATTTAAGAATGTACAGAACATCCCTTATTGCAAAGCAACCACAGAGCTTCATGTGGGCATGGGTGTTATTATTGACCGTGTAGCAAAAACAGCTTCATTGCCTGCATCCGCAGACGAGGCAAAAGCAGCGGTTTATATTGTAACAAATATTAACGACAAGCCTGAAAAGCACAATACAGCAGAAGCCTACACCGTTGATGCCGGTGACTATGTTCGTGCAGATGATCTGCGAACTGTCAATGGTTTGGAAATCGAATTTGCAGCTTCTGAAATTGCTGACGCAACAGCAGATCTTGCTGTAGGTGACACACTTGCTTTTGACGCTACAGGTAAAGTTAAGAAAGTTGCCGACGCATCCGGATACGCAGTATCTTTCAAAGTTCTTGCAAAGACTGCATATATGGATGATGGAATCCTCGCAGAGATTGTTTGTCTGTAAGGATTTTATTATTTGATAAGGAGGAAAGAAAATAATGAATAACATTTTTGAAATGAACACCGTCAACAATGTTAAAGACACTGCTGGCGCATCTAAAGTGAAATCAACATCTCCTGTCGTAGAAGTGTTCTCTGCTCTTATTCAGGGTAAGAGTACAAGCGGTATGGACGGTAAGGTAGTTGATAAGTCTGTTGCTCATATCAAGGAATTGGCTGAACGCGCTCTTGACAACGATCAACAGGCTATTTCTGAGTTGAATGCTATCCAGCGTTTTGCTATTGAACCCAAGCTTATTGACGCTGTAAAGATTTTTAACTTCATGGGTACATATAAGTCTGTTCCTTATGACACTGTTCCTATGATGAAGACTTACAAGTATGAGAGTGTAGATTCTCGTTTCCAAGCTTCAAGCGGTGACGTACCTTTCGCTGCTGCAAGTTTCCGTGAGTATCCTATCGGCACACAGACCATCTCTGCCGGTTATGCTTGCGACTATCGTGAATTGCAGAGCGGTAACTTTGAAGGTACTGTTGCAGAAGGTATGAATCAGGTACAGATCGATATGCAGAATAAGGCTGTTTACTACGTAATTGCAAAGCTTTATGAAGCATTGAAGAATGCAAAGGGTGTAAAGCACTTCTCTGAAAGTGCAGGTCTTACACAAACAGGCGTTGACGATATGCTCAAGGCAATGCGTCGTTATGGTCGCGTAAATATTTGCGGCGATTATTCTGTTGTATCCCAGTTCAACGACTTCGTTGGATATAAGACAGTTGCGGCTACTCCTATTCCTTTCGGTTCTGAAGCCGTTGCAGAAGAGATCCGTAAGACCGGTCTTGTGAGCTTCTACGGTGGTTCTCACATTGTTGAGCTTCCTAATGCTCTCAACTTTACCCGTATGAATGCGGACAAGACTTCCTATGAGCTTTATATGCCTCAGGGCTTGCTGTTCTTCGTTCCTCAGGGTACTGTTGCACCTCTTCAGATTTTCCGTCGTGGCGGAATGACTTCTATGACTGGTGATGATATCGTTACTCGTCAGCGTCTTACTCGTTTCGACATGGAAATCGGTGCTGGTGTAGCTGAAGGCATGGAAGATCAGATCGGTCTTATTTCCGATACAAACTTTGACGTACCTACTCTCTGATTAGGCAAACATAATTAACGGAGGGGGAGAGATCTCCCTCCATATTTTTTATATTAAGGAGCGATAAGCTAATATGGAACTGACCGAAAAGGTTTTAATCAATAATTTGTGCAACTGGGCATTGTATTTTCGTCGTTTGAATGGTGTTGGAGATATTCGTATTCCTGCCAATGTAACCAATTTTGCTATGCTTGATGTTGCAGAGGTGCAGATGCAGATTCAGTCTGGCAACAAGCTGTTCGTAGGCAATGATGAGGCACATCCCGGCGATCATGCGAGACTCTATATTGTAGATGACAAGCAGAGAAAAGCTTTGCTTGGATACGGTGAAGAATCAGAGGAAGATGCTTTGGTTTTGAACGTAGAAAGCATCACAAAGCTTTTGGCTGTGAAGAAGAAGGATGAGTTTAACCGTCAGCTTGCAGAACTTGTGAAGACTGACGCTGAAAAGAAGATGGTAGTCCAGATTGCGAAAGAAGCAGGCGGCGATGAGGTTGCTGCGTGGAAGATGGACGCTATCAATAAGCTGTCAGAAACAATCGTAATTTAACAGGAGGATCGGGGTATGGATCAACGAACCACTTTTACTGAAATCGAAACAAATTTCCACTCCATGCCTCTGACGAAGTATGAGATTCCTTCGGAGTTAGCCCACGAATGGTTAAAAACTGCGATTGCCGATTATGAACTTGAAATAAGTTGTGATTTGAAATACGATCCGATCAATCAGACTTTCACTGACAAATTGGAACGCCCAGTAGCGCGTGTACTTGCACTTATGATGTATGTTTCGTATTTACAAAGAGAACTTAGCAGAGTTATGACTTTGAATGGTATTTACGGAAAAGACATTCAAATAACTGGCGGCGATGCTACCAAAAGGGTTACAAAGCAAGAGCTTGAACACGAAATTGGTCGTGTTTCACAGATGCTTCATAAAATGAAACAACATTCTTTTGAGTGACAGGAGGTTACGGTATGCCTATTGAATGGTATTTAATGGATCGTCCTCTGTTTAATAATGGTTTTGAAAATGAAGAATTCTGTGCGTATTCACGAGACGGGTTTGAAGAAGTGCTTTCTTCCGTACTGGCTGACAACATAAAAATTTACGATAAAAGGCTGGATGCAGAGCCAGTTGTGACAAGAGCTATTATTCAAGGGACAACAAGTGACACATACAACGATAGTAGCTTACGGCAATTTTTATGTAGAATTGGGACATTACGCAGTGGACAGTACATCAAGGCGCGTAATCAGATGTGGATGGTATACTCCATGCCTGATAATAACAAGATGTACGAAAAGGCTGTTGCATGGCAGTGCAAATATTCGATTCGCTTTATATCTCCGATAACCGGGAAGATTGTTGAATATCCTGTACATGATATAAACAGTACCCAGTATGGATCTGGCGAAACGCCTAAAGAGCGACTGACCATTGGTACAGCACAGCACTTGATTTACATACCGTATAATGAAGAGACTATTAAAATTGACAGCGGATTCCGTTTTCTGATCGATAAGAACAAGGAAAATCCTACGGCATACCGATTGGCTCAGGTTGACCCGGCTGCGTATTCGTGCGGTGAACGTGATGGAGTAATACAATGGACTGTAGTAGAAAGTCAGTTTGACAAAGACACTGACAATCGTGAGCTTATGATTGCAGATTATTATGGAAGATCTGATTTGTCATATGCTGAAGAAATCAAAGGATACGATATCAATTTTTCATCGGATGTTTTAGATAACACGGTTGTATTTGGAGAAGAAGCACACATTGACGTTTCGTTCAAGAACGATGGAGTTGATATAGAGCCACTTGCATTTACTGCAACTGTAATTGACGGAAATGAATACGGCAGTATTACGGAAGTTGGTTCTGATTACATTGTTGTTCGTATGCTCGATAACCGTGATTATATAGGACAGGAAGTCACTATTTTGGTGGAAAATAGTGAATGCGATATATCAAAACAACTGACATTAAAAATTGGGGGGTGGTATTGATGTACTTTGATGAGATTCCGAGATACAGAGATACCATTATGGAAAGTATCTGTAAGTGTAATTCTATTACAAATTTGATTCGATCAGAGGAAACACCGGAGATGAAAGTTTCCGAGATGCCTTACAAGTTTATATATCCGTATGGTTATATAATAAATAAAACGACCAGTGTAGGAACATATTTATGCTTTGATTTGTTTGCACCGAGAACGATTGGCAGAACATTCACAGATTTCAGAATTGATTTTTGGATAATGGCTCATGAACGGCGGATGAGGACACCAAAGGGATTGGTAACAGACCTTTTGACAACAGAAGTGGATAAACTTATCAATGGGAGCAGATGTTTCGGATTGGGTCGTGTGGAGCTTATGACGTGGGACAGATTTGTTCCGGCTGAAGATTTTTATGGGCGTATTTTATCCTACAGAACAGTAGATTTCAACAGGGAGTGACGAATGGAATTAGAAGATATTGGTTTACAACTCTGTTCAAAAGAACCTATATATGTTGGCAAAGTGCCGATATATCCTATTCCGTTACAAACAATTGCTCGGATAGGATATAAGAAGTACAGTGCTGAAATTCGCTATTTGTGCCTAACTCCCATTGATATTCATGCAATGACAGGAGAAGATATTTCTGAAATAGGCGTGTACAGATATTTGGTTCAAAATGCAATTAAGGATCCCAAAATTATGGAAATCATGATGTTTTGGTTTTCACAAATAACGCACAGCCCAATTACATTTTCAGCAAAAAAGATGTGTTTTACTGGAAATTCATTTGTGATTTCAAAAGAGAATTTTGATGATATTCAAGCGATTATCAAAATGCGAAATGGGTTACAGGATCCTTGCGAAGAGGATGAAAATCCTGATAATGATGCAGCACGTAGAGTTCTTCAGCGTAGGAAAGAAGAACGGATGAAGCGTCGTAAAGCAAAATCAACAGATGAAGATGGGTCAGCAATTACATTGGCGGATCTTGTAAGTATACTGGCAAGCGGACATGGTATGCTGATGGATACTGTGATGGAATATGATTTATATCAATTCAACGACCAGTTCAATCGTTTGAAAATCATGGATGATTATGAAGTCAGTGTGCAAGCTCTTTTGCATGGGGCAAAGAAAGAAAATGTTAATTTAACACATTGGATCACAAAAATCAAACGTGATTCAGAATAACAAGCAAACAACGGCAGGATTCGTCCATGCTGTTTTTTTATTTTACAGGAGGTACTAAAATGGCTAACGCAAAATTTGGCGCAAAAGAAGTCATGGATGTCGTTTTGTATGACATGGAAACAGATAAGCCTATCATTCAGTTCGACAGTTTGAAGACTTCAAGCATTAGCGTAACTTCCGAGAAAGTTTACGCAAGAGGTGGTAAGGGTAATCCTAAGCTTATTACATGGGAAATCAATAAAGAAGCTACTTTGACTATCGAGGATGCTTTGATTTCTCCTAAGTCACTTGAGCTTATTTCCGGTATTGCCCGTAAGGTTGGTGTTCAGACAATCCGTATGAGACAGGTTACTGAATACGAAGACGGCGAAAATAAGGGTAGAATGTATCCGCTGAAAGCTGACGGCGAGGGTAAGATTATACTTGCTTTCAAACCTAAAACTGCGGCTGACAAGATTCTTGTATATCCTTATGAATCAGATTGTGAAGACGACGCTTTGATTGATATGACTGGTGCAACACTTGCAGAAAATGTTCTTACTGTTGCCGCTGCAAAGGATCAGCGTGTTGTTGTGTACTACGATTATGAAAGTGAAGAGACTGCTGAAACTTACGTAATCGATGCTGAACATTTCAGCGGTACATATAAGCTCGTCGGTGACACTGTGCTTCGTAACCAGCAAACCGGTAAAGACGAAGCCTTCCAGATTACCATTCCTAATTTGAAGTTCACTTCTAACTTGGAACTTGGCTTTGCTGCAGACGGCGATCCTTCAACTACTACTTTTGAGTGTGAAGTTATGAGAGACGCCGGAACCGGCATTATGATCCAGATGGTCAAGTATTGATATCCGATGCTGAAACGCAACAGGGTGGGAAGGTAATAATCTCCCCA